ACCCTGCCCTGATTAGTATTAGGCGTTTGCAATGTTTGTGATGATACCCAGTGAGGGCGGGAAGTAATGCGCTAAGACACCACGGAAGTACACGCCAGTTTCGTACTTGCGGGTGCGCAGCGGCCACTCGAATTGCTGGTAATCGCGCTGCAATCGCATCTCAAAGACGTTTGGTACGTTATTGATGGGGTAGGGCAGGCTGGTTGTTACTGCCAATAAAGTACCCTTCGGCATGTCAGGGTGGACTTCAACGGGGATGACACGCCCCAGCAAGGATTGGTACTTGATGCGGCTCACGCCTGCGCTCAAAGTCATATCGTCGCCCTGCATCGGAACAGTGTAGCGCAATGCGCCGTTGGCAGTCCCGCCAAAGATTTTGGATGCGATGTTGTTGATTTCTTGACTGGAAGTGTAAATCTTGTCGGGAATCAACTTATAGTTGTCGTACATTGTTTGTAGCATTTCGTCAATTTCTTCAATGCCACCCTTGCCCGATGCGGTCAAACCTGTGCCAGTACCGGGCGTGCCAGTTGCCATATTTTTGATATAGGCATTGCTTCCACTAGCCCATGCGTGATAGAGCAAACCGTCATAGCCAAGAGAGTTCTGCGAATTGTCGGCGGTAATGGCATTGACGTTCTGATGCGAGGCGGAGAGCGAGGTCAATTCGACACTATTGATATAGGTGATGGCTTGCAGGGTGATATTGCCGCCAGTAACGCCCGCATACCATGCGTAGGCAACCGCGCCAGTAACTACAGGCACAGATGCGCGAATGATAGAGTCGCCACCGTTGGAAACTGCGCCGGTATCCGTACCACTAGAAGGAAGAGACGAACCGCCGCCATAGTTGAAAGAAGTAGAACCATCAGCGGGATTGACTGCAACCTGACCAACCACACCACCTGAAACGCTGGAAGCCTGCGCGCCGTGGAAAGTCAAAGCAACAACCTTGACAGTATAGCCAGTAGCATCATCGGCAATCGAACCACCGCCATTGACGACGGTTACAGTCGGGGCAGAGGGAGTGCCAAGCGCAACACTCAGGTTTCCACCGAGGTCAAATCGTTCTTCCTCAATCATGGTCGCCCACAAAAGACGCTGTGCCTCAGTTGCGCGGATGTCCTCGAAACCATTGGCGGCATCCTCAGCCTCAAACGTCACACTATCCTCTAGTCCAAGAGTAGCATAATTTGCGCTCTTGTTATCAGCGGCAATGGTTTGCAACCCGTTTCGTGTACCTTCTGGCACAGCCGCACGTAGGAGCGAGGAGTTAATCGCAGTCACGCGCCGCCAGTTGGTAGCCGTGCCACCACCGCCATTTACACGCGGGATGATATTGCGTAACGGGGTCAAAACAGGAAATAGATTTTTAGCGGGGGCTTGTAAGTCGTATGCTACAAGTCCAGTGGATGTATTAATGCCTGCTTTTGCAAGTTCATCAGGCGAGACTTTTTTCATCAACTTTTTGAAGTCTTCGTATGCCTGACGAGTTTGTTCAGAAAGAGAGTTCAGAGTGTTCATAGTTTATCCTTTTTTTTGTTGTTGAATTGCGGCAATTTCCAATTGGGCAATACGTAACTGGATATTTTGCCGCTCGTTAGGGTCTGTCACTGTGTCAAGTGACTTTCGCAACACCTCAACCTCTTGCAGTTTGGCAATTGACGCTGAATTAACTGCGCCCAAGTCGCGCAAAACGGGACCAACACCGCCAGCCTTCTTAATACGGTTTTCCAACTCCACAAGTGACGCAGTTAGAGTGATTACATCTTTGCTGAGACGTTGGATTTCCGTTTTTTGTAATTCATTTGCGCGATTTACTTTTTCCATTCCTGCGTTCATGGTTATTTTGATTGCTCCATTATCACGAGACACTAAACCCAATTCTTCCAGCAAGGCAATCACTTCTGCGCGGATTGCATCACGGTCAACGGTAGCGGTCTCGCCGCTCTCATCAGCTTCGCCCTCTGCGGACGCTTTGCTGGTCGCTGCCTGTTCGCTTTCCGATTCTGCGACTGCCTCGTCGGTTTTCTCGACTTCTTTTTCTTCTTCGGATTGTATTGCCGCCTTTAGTTTTTCTGCCAACGCCTTGATTTCATCCGAGCCGTTGGCTATGGCGTCATCGAGTAAGGACATGACGTCATTATGTTCGTCTGCCTCTTGCTGCCCGTCCTTATTGACGGGTTCTTCATCGGTTTTTTGTTCGTCTAAGTTATCCATTTCGTTATCATCCTTTGTAAACTTTTTGAGTTCGGAGACGCCGTTTGCCTTTACGACCTCAAACGTGGCGTCTGGATTACAAGGTAAGTCCGCTAGACTGGTCTCGCTGGGTATAGCCTCATAACGCTTGTATGCGCCGTCAAACTCAGACCATGTCCCGTACTTACCGCCAATCGAAAAACCAGTGTAAACACCCTTCAATACTTTTTGCCATTCGTTCTCATCCACAACCTCCGCGCCGATATAGATTTCTTTTTTATCATCTCGCATTTCCATAGAGATAATACGACCTGCGGCAATAGGCTGGTGCATAACTCGAAGATTACCTTTACTCTTGCCACCTGATGCTTTTTGTATAGCGAGAGACCACGCCTCAAAATGCGGCTTTGAGCGTTCATAATCCATAATCTCGCCATCTCTATCAGGCGTTTCACTGGCAGCCACACCCCACACTTGCCGTTTCTCAACGTCCACTTTCTTAAGTTGTGCAAATTTTGAAAATGATTTGTTTTTCATTTTCCTAAATCCTTTATGTATTTATCCATTTCCTTACTAAACGCCTCATTGATTGTAGGACTAGCGTTTTCCAGTCCACTATCCAAGTTCATCCATTTGCGCATGGCAAATAATTTCGATTGTTTATCGCCTTGCACGAATGGGGCGTAGGTTACATTATTCCCAACAACACCCATAACACCACGATTAAATAACCTGACTTCAGTTACCCATTTCTTGCCAAGATTTTCGGAATTAGGATGAAGTTTATATCCAACCACATGAGACACCCCGCGTTTGCGGATAACACCGCGCCCAATCGAGCGACCAAATCCGCCACGCTGTTCAGCAATTGAGTTAAGTTTCTCGCGGCGTTTTATCGGCGACCACCAACCTTTACCTCGCTCGTAGTACCCCATAGGCTCTAGCCTGCTTTCAAGTGCGTGTTTTGTGGCACGTTTTACCATGTGGACACGCCCTGGTCGGTTGGCTTCGGTTTCAGGTGGATACTGCGCCATTTGTGACTTGACCTCTAGCGTACTTAGTTCCATTGCGCGACTAGCATACGGCAAAACCTTTTCAGGGGCTTTTACCAAGTCATCCAAAAATCGCTGAAAACGCTCGTCATTAATTTCCATAACAAAAAAACGCCCTGACAACCTTTCGGTTAATCAGGGCGCTCCACGCCACTCTTTACGTCAAAGACATTATAGCATATTTTTACAGTTCTACAATCGGACTAACCCAGCATCTACAATTCGGATGTCCATCAGGAGGTTTGATAATTGGCTCATCGTTTGCGTTATGCCCAAATGGTTCTCCAATCTTGACAACCTTACCATTCAGCGGAGCGCAGACTTTACAAACAATCCCATCATGGTTTGTATTCCACCGCCATTTATCAATGCCGGCATTTTGGTATGCGATAGTCTCGCCTTCTGCAAACGCCCGTGTAATCTCTGTGACGGCAATGCGCGAGGAACGCACTGCACCAAACATCGGCTGTAATGCCTGCTGCAACTCCCCCACCGTTGCGCCCTCCCGTGCTATCCATGCGCTCACGATGTCGCCGACGCCCGTGACAGTGGTATCCATGAGTTGTGATAACACAGCATCCGTGTAGGTCTCTGCCCATGCGGACGCGGTAAGGTTAGCAGCCTCGTTATCAAACACAATGAACGCCTTTGCCGCGCCCTGGCGCATGGATTCAAAGGCTGCCTGAGCTAGACGCGGTTTCAGGATGGCTAATAGTTTTTGTCTTTCGCCTTCCCAAAAATCAGCACCGAGAAAATCGGACATTACTTACCTTTCCGCTCAATCGCCGCCGTTATGATGCGCTGCTGCAATTGCGAGAAATATTCTCGTAGTGTTTCGTCAGCCTCTTTGACAACGGCGTCTTTTATTGGCTGATTCGGGTCATCACGAAATGGGATGCCGAATTTCTGCAAGTCGGTCTTAACCGCTTTCATTGCGACTTCAAACACCTGCGCGATTTCATCGCCGCTTTGTGCCGATGCGATTTTGTGGTAGATGTTTGCGCGGACGTTGTCAGGTAGTACGTCGCTAATAAACATCTCTTGTTTCCAACCCTTCTTGTGATAGCGCAGCGCCTTATCTTTCCACGCACTAAGGTCTGCTTCTACTGCCCTTCTTAAATAAGGTTCAAATTGAGCAGGTAAAGGTACAGCAGAAACATTAGTAGTGTATTGTGGCGCGGGCGTAGATGTTGCGTGTTGTACTCTGTACTTTTCAGGAATGCCAAGACGGTCAGCAACATAATCCGGCGTGTACACCACGCCGATATACTGCGCGTCCACCTGCGCTTGCCTGACCTCATCCTCTGGCGGTTCTAATCCAACCCACTTAAATTTGGCAAACGGTGCGTCAAGATGGTCGCGGTTGACGGAGTCAATAATGCGCTTGATATACTGCGTTACGGTTGCAATCATGCCGCGATACTGCGAGTTCTCACCTGCCGCCATGTATCCCGCACCGCCAAGACCGTCACCGCGTGTCAATCCAAATTCCGAGGGGCTGTTGCCAAACGCCCAACACGCCACAGTCATCAACCACTCATCTAGTTGTACGTTATCCATGTCCGAGTTATTGAATTGTGTGACGGGTGTCCCTGTCCCATCATGCGGCAGGAACATCAGGCGGTTGGCGCGTGCAATGTCGCCCTGGATGATAGCGTTGTACCACTCGTCAAACTCTTTGATTTGTGATACCGACCATGACGACGGCAGTCCTACAAACGCGGCGGGGACATTGCCGTCTGTGTAATAGTTCACGCGGGCGAGGTCGTGCTTGATGGACTGGATGATAGACTGAACAATCCACTCAATTGGGCTTTCGCCGTAAGGACTATTAACCCTTGCGTTGCGTGGCAAATATAGCAGACGGTCAGCCGCAAACCATGACATTGGCGCGCCATACAATACCTGTAAGTAGGCGGGGTCAGGCGGGTCGGGAACACGCCCGTGAAAGTCAGTCAGCGGGCGGATGGTCGTGCCGTCAATGATTTCAAGGCGGAAGCCGTTTGCGCTTTTGTTTGGATATAACGTCAGCGCATCGGTGACAAGGATTTCTTCTAACAGCATCCTAATCCATGTGTCGAAGTCGTGCTGCCCGTCGGGTCGCTCCCAAAACCGCCGCACGGCATCAACGTCTGGCGTTGCGGAATACTCAACGCCTCGCACCTCTGCCGTTTTGTTGTCTGCGATGATTTCCCACTCCAGTCCAGCGATGGTCTGCTTCACCTTCTCAATGTTCAGCCTGATTTCCTTGCTTGCCGATGCTAAATTGCGAAGCATTTGAAAATCTAATAGCCCATAACCTGCGCGGGGAATGTATACCAGGTTCGTACCGACGCGGTACTGGAACACGCGCGGCTCTAGTTCTGAATTGGTGGGAAGCAGCGGTTCGCCTGGACTGAATTTGCCGCCCGCGTTAAATGCGGCATAGTTCCCCCGCTGTCCTGCGGCAGCTAGTGCCATCCATGCCTGCGCCTTACTGGTCAGGTCAATGCCGTCCACCCGTTTTTCAAGTTCTGCAAGTTTATTTTCAATGTCGCTCATTTTCGTTTTTCCTCTTTGCCCATTCCAGCCAACCTGGGGCGTCGGTTATACCACAGACAACATAACGCAAAGCATCAAGGTAATGGTACGTTTCCTTGTCCTTAATTTTTTCTGTTGGCTGCCCATTTGCATCCAGCACGCGAGCGTATGTCCCAAACTGGTCAATTGTGCCTGTCTGCGTGTCAAATATGTAATACTTGCGCTCCTTTAGTAGTGCAGTCACTCGATTGATACCAGACTCTACATCCCAAATCGGCGGCTCTGCTATGTGCAATCCTGCCGCGCTCCAATCCATGCGCTGTTGCGTCTCAGACTTCGCGCCGCCCCACGCACGCAGATTATACTCATTATATTGCCTTATGTCTGATACATGTTGCGCCGTTGTCATGTTGCCTTTTAGCCGTTCGCGGTATTGATAATATATCCCGCTCTCTGGGTCTTGCGCTACCCACACGTTGCAAGTATGCACCGCGCCGAAGTCCACGCCCATATACCGCGCCCAATGCGCGGGTATGTCAAAGGCAGGGACAATATACTCATTTCCAAAGTCCTCATATATCATACCAGCAGGGCGGCTAAATTCACCGTTATAGAACATCTGAAATTTCCACGTCGGCAATGTGCGTCGCGCACGCTCATACTCCTCAACTGGAAACGATGGATTCATCGTGGATTTAAACTGTATAACTTCAATGTCAGGGTCGCCGCCGCGCCACTTGTCATATATCTGCGTTTTGAGCCAGCCCATGTTGTAAGGCGTAGTGCCAGCCAATACACGACCCTGCGCAAGTGACAAACGCCTTTGTATCGCCTCCCATGCGTTCACCTTGACGCTATCCTGCCCGCACTCATCAAATAGTGCGCCCTTTGCGCTTGCGCTTTCCAGCCCGCCTTCCGCGTCCGCAGAGCGGCATATAATCCTTGTGAACATGCGCGGCTTGTACTGCCTGAATATCGTCTTTTCACTTGCGCTGTATTCCCACTTAAACAGGTGAACAAAGTAATTTTGGAGTTCTGGTAGAAACTTCAGTTTTAGCAAGTCATAAGTAGACGTTACTGCAAGATAGTCGCCCTCCCCCGCCTCGCGTATCATCTTGTCTAAGTGTATTGGCATGTACGATGTTTTGCCGCTTTGCGTGCCTGCAATGATAAACACAAATCGTTTCTTGCTTTCCCACGCCCGCGTTTGTCCGGGGTGTAGGGATAGCGTCAGTTTTGTGCCGTCATACGAAAGAAGTTTACTCATCCTTATTCTTGATGACTTCGATGATTTGCGGGGCGGACAACTTCTCCCCGCCGCTGGTGATGTCGGTCTTGGCGGGGGCGTCAATGCCCGTCAGTTCGCTCATGCGCTTGCTAATCCGCAGGGCGCGGTCAATAGCGAGGACGTCGCCCTTCAGCACTGCGCCCCATATCGCGCTGCGCATGGTGTCCAGCCGCTCCAGTTCCAGGCGGCGCAGTATCTCGGCTTCCTCCGCCGTCTTGGCGTTGGTCTCGGCTAATGCGGCCTTGACAAGGCCATAGGCGGCTTGTGTAGAGATGCCGAGTTCCGCGCCAATTTGCGCGAACGTCCACCCGCCAATTCTGCGGGCGAGGGCTTGCTTTTTGCGCTCGGCGGCTTTGACCTTGCGCGGGGCGGTGGGGGCGTTTGCGTCTGTCATATTTCAATCATGGAGTTTCAACTTTGGAGAGCGGAACGGTCGGACTTGCACCGCCAGTTTGCACATTGGTTTGTGCCGCGCTATCTGTTTCGCCTGTTCCGCGTTTTGGATACGGCTTGCGAAGCACCTCGACTTGCTTACGCATAGCATCATCTAAAGGATATAAATACTTATATTTTGGAAAACCGCGAACAACCTCAGCAACAGGGTCAATGTTTGTTTTTAACCATTCAATTGATGATGTTCCGTATCTTGAATTAATGGTTCTTCGGTGAATAAGTTTACCATTAATTATAATCCCGCGCTCGGTCGCAAACTCACCGACATAAATCCAATTTGTTGCCTGATAAATTGCGCCTATATGCCCCTGGTTCGCGTCTGCATAAGAAACGATTAAGCGCAAGCCGGGGTTTGTTTTTTTTAGCATCTTAATAGAAAATGATAATAGCCTACTCACTGGAGTTTTATGTTTATTCAACGCCACCCGGCACAATTCAACCGCTTCCGTGTTGTTCAGACCAAATTCCCCCGCCATGTGTAAATTTGCTCCGTACGCATAAATAACCGCGCCAACAAATAAACCGTCTTCCCAAACACCGAATTTAGCAGTTTTTCCGCTGTTCTACTGCGTATTTTGCGGCTTCGTAACTGCACCAGTCAACTTTCAGATTTGTTGTCATTTTGGAATAAACTCATGACCGCATGACGGACACTTAACAGGACTCTTTTGGTCAAGACGCCCTTGTTCTTCAATTCCTACGGGTTGAAAATCGGGTACTTCGCTTGTCAACATCTCACGCAAATTCAGCGCGTCATTATTCCACCCCTTCAACGCCGCCTCATCCATGCCCCACGACTTCAAGTCGGATGGCTGCCACGATGATAAAACATCCCAATCCCATGAGCCAGTCGCGCCAGTGTGCAGCGTGATTATCATCTCACGATGTTCCTCTTCTGTGAGCGGACGGTCTGATACCTTCGCATCAACCACAAAGTCACCACCATACACGGTCAGCCATGCCGCCTTGCGCTGGTGTCCATCCAGAAGTGGATAACGTCCATTAACAGCAGGTTCAACTAAAAACGGCAGCGGCTGCCCGAATTTCTTTTCACTGGCAACAATGCGTTCCGCCTGCGCCTTCGTGGACATGCGCGGATTGCCTTGATAATCATCAATATCACATAACTTTACTTTGACATTCGACCACTTAGGTTTTGCCATACACTACTCATCCTTGTAGTAATTCGTGTCTATTTCCTTTTATATTTTTGCTGTGCGTCATCCTATGCCGGCGGTATCTCCACCGCAAAGATGCGCGATGTCTGGCATTGCGGGATTGGCTCAGTTGTATAATATAACTCTGGCATCGGGAGCAAGCTCTCATATTCTCCGTGTGGCAAGACGCGAGTATCGCAAATGATACCAATACCACGCCTCAGACACCCCAAAAATTATCAGTAACGCACAGATAGTGTAAACAACAAATTTCATATTAAACATAAATCCCATCATAAGGATTATCTTTTTTCCTGCCATTGCGAATTATGAAAGGATTTGGAACAAATCCAGTAATCTCACGGCATCTGTATTTCTCTATCACGTTAGCATATTTCGTAGCCGAGCGAATATCGTACCTAAAACCAAATACAGGCACAACTGTATTCTCTCCGTAATAATCAAAAGGTTCGTTGAACCACTCGCGCTTTTCGATGTAATTTCCTTTTGCGTCTTTAATCCATTCGCGGGCTGAGATGGTCGGACGAAAGAATAAATGAGGATGCGTTTTGGGGTGATACTCTTTGAATGACACATTCGGATTAATTGCTTCTATCAGCCAGCATGGAGTATGCTTTACAAACACTTCGCCGATTATCTTTAACAATGCACCGCCTGTCACCATCGGCTGTATTTGGATTTCTGGCGGCAGTCCGTTGTTGTTGATGTAATCAGCCCGCGTCCGCGTACCCGCAAAATTGCTCATCCATGCGTTATCACGCCAAAGAGACTGAAAATCCTTTTTGTTTTGGCTCTCGGAT